CAGAAAAGCAGGCCTGGTTCTGCTGAGTTCCACGCGGCATCGATGATTTGATCCCAAATTTGCTTGGCCTTGACTTGCTTGGTGACCTTGGCCTGTTCAAGCGGCACATCCACGGGCCATTGCAATGTAAAAGATGTATCATCTTTAACTGCCTGCATAAACTCATCAGTGAGACGAATTGAGATATTCGCTCCTGTCACCTTTTTCAAATCGCGCTTGATGTTGATGAAAGTCTCAATTTCTGGGTGGACAACTGATATAGTCTGCATCAGAGCTCCGCGTCTTCCGCCTTGCGCGACCTCACGGCAAGTGTTTGAAAATCTTTCCATAAAGACGCCGATTCCATCTGTGGTGCCAGCCGCATTTGCTGTACTTAATCCCTTAGGGCGAATTGTTGAGATGTCGAAACCAACGCCGCCTCGTCGCTTCATGATTTGAGCCTGTTCTTGATCAGCAAATAGAATTCCACCATAAGAATCTTGTGGTGAATCGATCACGAAACAGTTAGACAACGATTGTAATTTATAGTCGTTTCCAATTGCAGACATCGGCGAACCTTGAGGAACGATAGGTCCAAGGCCACGTGATTCTTTAGCCAGTTCTTCAAGAGACATCACGGCTCTCTGCGAAATGTCAATATGTTCTACATCTGCAAGGAGACAAAAGATTTCTTTCTCAGACATAGGGTTAGGATACTTGGCCTCGATACGAGCAAACTCACGGGCTAATCTGCGGTGCATATCTGAAGGGGTTAACTCAAGAAGTTCATCTTTTGAATTTCGTAGAGCATATTTTGAAACAAACACTGACGCGGCAAGTTCATCATTGTTAAAGTACTTGAGGGATGCTTTGTGTGCTTCATCTCTTGTGTATATCATGTGGATCTCTTGTTGGGGAAGTTTAATTATATAACTTTAGCTTCTAAGCTGCTCGGTTTTTGAGAAGGAAATTCATTCTTTAGTTCGCGCCATTTTGCACGTAATGCTCTTTTCTGTACATCATCATCTGATAAGGCTGCTATTTCTAGTGTGTCAGCCGTGCCGACGATTTCAAACTTGCTTCTTGCCGTGTTGATTTTTGCCGGGAAAACCAATCCATCACGGCCTGCACGATTTTTGGCAACATAGAGACGACCCCATCCAGTAGCTTTCTCATGAGAGCGGCGAGAAACCGAAATGATGAAATCGCAGATCATTGCCTTACCGTATGCTTCAGACATATTTGTCATGTCGATTACTTCTGCGTTAGCACCTTCCTTATTAGACTGTGATGCAGTCCAAATCGGGATACCATACTCCATCGCCACCCCACGCAACTCCTCATAAACAAGTTTCAATTCATGTCGTAATGAATCAAATTGTCTAGTAGATCTCATAATATCAGCGTAATCAATGATGATGATATCAGGTTTGAATCCTTTTAAATCCAACCTTTCAATGTGTGATCGAATCGTGAAGATTGATGCAGTATTTGTAGGATATTCCTTGATAAATAATCTTCCTAAACCTTTGGTTTCATCATAGAATTTTTTTACTTCTTCCTTACGATCCATCACTTCATTTGAATCCATATCACAAAGATTAGAATCATAACGAATTCCTACTGCTGTCTCAGAAAGCTCAAACGTATAGTGAAGAACATTCCTGCCATGCCGGAGGGCGTTGGCACCGATCATCGTAAGCCAATGAGACTTACCAGAACCCGAACCACCAACGACACAAAGGAGTTCACCTTTTCCAGAACCACCATTTAGTAATTCTTTTTTATCTAATTCTTGTATTCCTGTCGGGATTGTGTCACGTTTTAGTCGAGTAAATCTTGCATCCATCTCATTGAAGAAATCGTGACCAACTGATGGTGCAGTACCGACTTGAACAGCCTTCCTAATAGATTCAACGATGGATTCATACTTTTCAGCTTGCATCTGATCGACTGCGCCTTCTAACGCAGCTTTAAGAGCTTGTTTGCGACAAAAATCTAATGACTTATCTTTGACAAATTGCAAATCGCCTGGATCTGGATTTGCTTTCATACGTTGAAGATAATCGATAATTTGATCACGCAAAATTACGTCTGTTCCTACTTTTAAGTCTTCTTTAATAATTGTAGCAAGAAGTTGTAAGGTTGGAAAAACTTTATACTTCTTTGAATATGCGAAATAACGATCTGCAAGGAATTGAAGATACTTTAATTCAAAATACGAAGAATCGAATACCTCCATCATTTGTTCGGCCCATTTTTGATCTGTCAATAATGCTTGACCGATCTTTTCTTGGAAGGATTTTCCGTAGGTGCCGAATGACACCTTCGTCATTGTTTTATTATCATTATCAGACATTTCAATCTCCGGTTGCGTTATTAGACAAGGTCACACATTTTAAATCGTAGTAGAATCCTTCTATATCGAAGTCTTCAATTCCTTCTTTGAGCAACATTCGAATTAACCCCATCCTATTGATATGAGGATTGAATGTATTGACCATGTGTTGCACCTTTGAAACTTGGTCTGCAGATAACATACTTCCATCAAGATGAACCAATTTCCAATTTCTCTTTACGTCTTGTGCGCTTTCTACGATTCGTCGATAAATAATAGACTCGTCAATTCTGGATTGACAAAAGTCAAATACTTCCTGCAAAATTAGTTCTTGATCTCCTGATAAAATCGGTATTTTTGAAGAAACCTTTTTGAATCCAATTCCTTTCACACCAGGAACGTTGTCACCAGGATCTCCACAAATTGCTTTCGCAATCGCAAAATTATGCGTTTTTATTCTATACTCTTTAAAAATATCATCTGCATTTACAACTTTTTTCTTATGCAAACTATAAATCCTTGTCTTGTCATCTAATAGTTGATACATGTCTTTGTCGGATGAAACAATGATTTTGCATTCATTTCTAAAAGGACCAGTACACAGATGAGCGATTACATCATCACCTTCACAATCAGAAACATAGATTTGACATACAGGTATTGACTTTAGCATGTTTAGAAGAGTTATCAACTGATGTTTTCTATTCTCTTCAGAGTCAGGTATATCATCTCCGTAAAATCTATTCAACTTTTCTGGTCGCCGACCTAGTTTATATTCAGAATACAGATTTCTTCTTCTTTGAGAACCTCCACCTTCCCACGCGACATATACCTTGGAAGGTTGAATCTCACGGCAAATACGTTGAAGAGATTTTAGAAAGCCGATGCATCCGCCCATCGGCTCTCCATTTTTATTCATCGTCGGATACGCTGCCCAACTTCTTAAAAATAAGTTTTGGGCATCGACAATCAAGATCGGATGTTCAAAATTCAAGCTTAAACCCCTGTACTTCCAAATCCACCTTCTCCTCGCGGTGTTTCTGCAACCACCTTAGTTTTTTGAAAAATGGCTTGAAAAATAGGGAAAAATAAAAGTTGTGCAATCCTATCACCTTTTTTAACAATAAATTCTTCCTTACCTGCATTATGAAGAATGACCTTCACCTCCCCGCGGTAATCAGTATCAATTAACCCTGGGTCATTTAGCACTTGGATACCATTCTTTGCCGCTAGACCTGAGCGAGAACAAACCATTGCACCAAATCCGTTTGGAATTTCAAGCTTAATCCCTGTACCGACAACAAACCTAGATCCAGGTGGAATGACAACGTCATCGGTCGACTTTAAATCGCAAGCCGCAGACCCATGAGTTTGATAAGTCGGTATTTGCGAGTCATCATCAGTTAATACTTTTACCCAAATAGGATTTGTGAAGCGCTCACTCATCCCCGCCTCCATCATCAGTTACGTTATCGTCAGCATCTGTTTCTGCTGCAGGACCGGTAGTTAGCGTCAAAGAGCAGTCGATCACTTCCATGATAAAAGGACCATGAACGTCGTCGCGCATCAAAGATCCAAATTCAGATTTGTAGAACTTCTTTTCTACAACAACTTCACCAGTCTTTTCATCTACAACGCTAAGCTCCTTCCATGCACCTTCACCAGAAATATTGATTGCATGACCCCTACGTTTGACAGGACCGTTCTCTTTGCAATGCGATCTACATTCATCAAAGAGATATTCGTCTTCGACGATTCCTTTACCGAAGATGATATCAAACTCCATCTTTCTGAATGGAGCAGCTACCTTGTTCTTCTTAATAGTAACCGTTGTGTGGATGCCAATAGGCATGCCGTTCTTGTCTTTGACTTGATTTCCGGATCCGAGACGAATACGAACGGAAGAATGAAATGGGATTGCACGACCTCCAGGAGTTGTTAACGGATCTCCGTGCATCGTATTATGAGAAAGAACTTCATTGGAAAAATATGAATGTGTTCCTTCAACTTCGATGTCGAGGATATCAATCCTTCTACCTTTTTGCCATAAAACCTGAGCAGGAACCCATTCACCAGACTCATGATAAAGTTCAACATTTTCGCAATCAATCAAAGCCGTAGCTTCGATCCAGTGTGGTTCAGAACTGTCAACTTTTGCAAAAAATATGTGTAGAGGACTTACGCTTAGGTCAAATTGAGGGACATAATACGCATCGGTCGAATCTTTTCGAATTATGCTTTTCACCAAAGACCAAGCTGGTTCACCATTTTTTGATGTTTTTACTTCATAACCTAAATGAGAAACATCAATAGACTTATTAACGTCCATCGTTAAGTAATCATATCCGAGAGTCGAAAACAGTTCTTTAATTGTTGTTTGATTTTCAGTCATTTTTTGTCTCAATGATGTTTGATTTAATCTTATTCAACAACCACTCTTTTGTTTTTTCAGGATTATCTTTTACGTTTTTTTCCCAAATCGTCACAAGATAGTATCCTTGTTTTGCTGCAAAGCTTTTTTTTGCAAAATCCCTTCTTATGTGAGATTTTTGCATTTGGTTAATCGGACCATTCTTGTAGACTTGTGGATTGCAATGCCAATAATCACCGTTAACTTCTATTAAAATGTTAGAATTTTTTATGTGACCATCGTACAAGAAATTTCCGATATGGAATTGTGTTTCAACTTGAAATTTTTTTTCTTTTATCCACGAAATAACTTCAAACTCGACTTTTGATGTTACACAGCTCCATGCATCAGGATTTTTTGTGTTTATTTGAAGTCCTAACTTCTTCATCACGGAATAAACTTGTTTTTTGCCGAACCCAAGGATCTTTGCAATTTGCTTAAACCATATCCTTTGATCGGCCAGCTCGAATAGTTTTTGATAATGCTCTGGATACCAATCAGACGGCATAAATTTTTTCTGATCATACTTGCAAAATTTCTTGAATAAATTTTCATAAATTCTACTTCTTCTAGATAGACCAGAAATTTCTTTTATCACTTTTGGACTCACGTATGTTAAACTCCAAAGGTAATTTAAGGTTTTTAATAGTTCTTTATCAATTGGCTTTTGTTTTGAAAGCGATATGTTCTTTTTTCTTTCCGCTGTAAAAGGCTTTGAATTTCCTTTTGCAATCTTTTGTTTTGTTTCTTCTGAGTGGTTGTTGTAATCTTTCCTTGAAAAGTAACAAAATTTGTTACAAAAATTCTTGGTTTCAAAAATCTCTTTATGGCATGTATGACATAACTTCATATGTCATAAGTATCAACCAGGTTTGAGTATTACTGTCGTTTTCTCACAGTTAGTTTAGTGTCAGGAGAAACGCACCCAATATTGTCTCTAATTTGATTAAGGCAAAGCAGAGTAACATTATTTTGACCGATTACACCAGTAATTTTACGCATGCCTTTTGAGATGGCGCGGGCTTGAAGACCGATTGAATTTTGTTCGTATTCTCCATCAAGCTCAGCTTTTGGTGATGTTGCTGCGACAGAATCCCAAATAACAAGAATAGGAACATTTTTTTCAACTATCTGCTTTGCTTTCAGAATCGTAGATTCAATGATGGAAAAGACTTCTTCAGTACAATGCGAGTCACAATAAACAAATCGTTTACGAACATCGATCCCCATGTCGGATAACTTTTGAACAGGCGTAGCATTTTCTGTATCAATATAAACAACAAGACCGCCCATTCTTTGGGCAACGGCCGCTGCATGATATGCTAAGTGGGATTTACCAGACGAAGGAAGACCAGAGATTTCAATGATTCGACCTTCAGGATATCCTCCACCGAATGCGTTTCTGATCGCATAATTCAGTTGGATAGAACCGGTATCGATCCAACGTTTTACGATGGTCGGTGCATCCATCTCTGCAAGATTGTAAGCAATCCTAGTTCCAAATTCTTTATTGATGTCACGAATTAGCTCTGCTGCAAAGTCAACTTCATTGCTTTTTGATGATGTCTTTTCTTCTTTATTCTTGGCCATATGTCTTGTTATTATCTCCTACTGCGTTTGAATAGTACAAACGCCGGAAACCCATTTGATCTCCGGCGTTTTATGCGACTAGTTGCTGATCACTCGTCGTTCATCAAGTCAGCGAATGCATCATCTAAAGATTGCTTCTTCGTGTCTTCTTCCTTCTTTGTCTTCTTTACAACTGGTTTAGAATCAGTTGTTGATGACTTTACTTCAGCAACAAGATCGTCAAGCGCATCTGTCGTGGCAATGCCTCTGGACATTTCAGGCGTTGCATCTGCAGCTGAACCTCCATTTAACCAGTTATTAAGAACAGTCTCAATTTCTTGGGTAGACTTCAGTCGATACATGTCATCGATGTTCGGAATTGAATTCAACCATGTTTCCATCTGCTTCGCATCCTCGTGAAGCTTCGTTGGGCGGCGGGCAGGATCAACAGTTGTGTCGTTGAACTGCTTACCTGGTTGCTTCGTGATCGAGACCTTCAAGTCGAAACCTTCGGTCGGGGACAAGATGTCGCCAACCTCTTCATCAAGGAAGAATCCTAACATTCGTTGATAGACTAACTTTCCGAAAGCCCAAACTTGAACTCCTTTGTCCTCCTCGCCACGAACGACAACGGGGGTATAACATCGCATCTTCGGTTGTAACTTCTTGGCAAGGACACGATCATCAGGCTTGCCACTGCTGTACAACTTCTTAATCAAGTCGTTGATCGGGTCTGGTTTCCCAAACTGATGAGGTGAAAGAATTCCTGCATTGTCACCGATGTAATAAAACCAACGTTCAGCAAACGGCTGGCCATCAGGTGCATTCTTCCATGGTAGACATCGAATCTTGTGCTCACCAAGGCTTGGCTTCCACAGCTGAACTGATGATGTCTTCTTCACACCGCTGAGCTCTGCAACACGACGCTTAATTGCTTCTAGATCAATTGCCATAACATTTTTCCTTTTCCGTTTTCCTATTCCTATGTGTAGCAGGAATATTTTTCTCCCTGCTCCATGCAGGTGAATCCTACCCTACTACTAACCTTTAATTGTGTTCAACCCTTTTATTCACGTCCACCCAGGGTTTTTACGTTTTGGACTCTTCTTACGATTCTTTGAACCTGCAACGGGCATGTCAGATGTCATACCTAACGGTAATGAAAATCCTTGAATAGCACCGACACCGCTAAATTCATCAATTTCTTTTTCGATATCTTCTTCATCATGAACAGGCTTAGAATTTTTGTTCCTTGGTTCAGAAACAAGTTGCGAAGCTACACGAGGATTTTCAGATATGATCTCATCAAGAATGATCCTGATGTAATTGCGAAGTTCTTCTTTCATGAAGATTAAATATGTTCAAGGTGTCCACGGACCGCCGACTTTTTCTTGCATGGTGGAGATATAGTCTGCCGTCATCGTCGTGAAGACCAAGGGACTCGTCTTCAAACAATATGGCTTGTTCTCGTCGAGGACAAAACCATCGTTGAGGAGGATGGAGAGGTATTCGTCCATCTTCAACTTCAGACCAAATGCCTGGCACATGTGAACGCTGCGCTGAGGCGTCGACATGTACTGCATCTCCTTGTTATGCTTGTAGAACTCGCCCAACTTCTCACGGTGCCAGTCTGAATCCTGCGGGACATAATAGTCTGTCACAGTACCATCGTCATTCGCGAGACCAACCTTTCCGATGTCGTGGAAGAGGCAACTAATGATGAGAGATTCCTTGGAGACCTGCCAACCGTACGCCTTCGTTAGTTTCATCGCATTAGAAAGTACACGAAGCGAGTGCTCGACGAGTCCACCAGGATAAGCAGCGTGGAACTCTTTCCTACTAGAAGCCGGACACAAGGCGAGCTGTTCGCCGAGGGCATCAACCATCGCCAGGGCGGCTTCCGACCGATCCCCTAGCTTCTCGCAGAGCGATCGAAACTTGTCAAAGTTGGCTGTAATTTCTTCGGGTGTTAATGACATAATAGGTCATCGTAATTCTTTTTTTATTTCTGTACAAGTTTTTACCTTGAAATTTCCTCGAATTTTACTGGAAACGCCTGATCATACCCAGGAACGTTAACGTTCGTGATGTCTGATACATCTTGTAGCCTATCTGGGTGGACGTCTAGAAGAAGTGCATCGTGGAGAACGAAAACTGGTCTTACGCCGCTCGTTCCTAAAGTTTCGACGATTTTTGAAAATCCCATCAAGGACACATCAACTCCTGTGCTTTGTGCATAATAATTGATGAATATGTTGTCTTGCGCTCTGTCGACGGGAATCTTTCTACCGAACTTGTTCTTGATGAATCCTGACTCTTTGTGCTCGTTCTTTAATCTCTTCAAGAGTGAACGTGTATCGATGTAGTCTTCGATCTGCTGAACCAATTTTGATATCTTTTCTTCTGATGTTCCTAGATGAAGAGCGACAGAAGATTTTGAAGATCCGTAAAGAACAGACAACACTGCGGCCTTTACCATCTGACGAGGTAGACCTCCAAACCTAGATGCTAACATCTCGTACAAGTCAAACTCAGTGCAATCTTTTCCTGACTCATACAGCAAGATCCTGGCTTCCAAAGATGAAAAGTCCAAGGACACGATTCGACCATCCGGATGTGACGGTTTCAACACCTGACGATAGTCTTTCTTCAACAAAAGAATGTTCGGACCTGACGCCACAGTCAATCGACCGGTCACCGTTCCAAACCTGTCATAACGAACGGGCTGAGCATAACCTCCTGCTCTGGGCCTGAAAGATTCGACGACCTGAGAATTTATTGCAGATGAACTGATAATGTCATTGACTCTTTGTGCGTCTGTCTTCACCGGCTTCATCAGGTTTAGTACCTTATTTCCAGGAACCCAGGCGTTCGTATAATAATCTTTTGAAATATCCTTGTGTGTTTTTACATGAGATATAACATCATTAAAGAATGACTTATACGCATCTCGTGGAAGAATCATCGACCACGGAGGGTCACCATCCATCAAAACGGACATCGACTTCTTGTGCTTCTCAGGAACAGACGGCACATTAGGCACACTTTCTAAAATGAATGCCGTGTCAAGACACAGGTCGAAACCTTGTTTCGGAAGCCCAGTAAGGAACCACGAGTCGCTTCTTTCTTTTTCGATCCATGTGAAGCCGTCATCAGACAGCAACAAATTCTTTTTTGATCCAAGCAACGAAGAGCTTATCACGACATCCATGACACAAGAATACAACGAAACAAAAAAACTTTACATAAAAATCGTTTCGATCACTTTTTCTTTTTGCCTCCGCCCTCGGATTTGTTGCTATTGATAACTTGGGTTTTAATCTGTTCTGACATGCTTTTTATTTGAACTTCGAGAGGTTGAGCTCCCTCATACTTTCCATATGCATCTGCAAAAGTAAACTTTATTTCTGAAATAAACGACCCTGGAGAAAAATTATGAGATATTCCAGTTATGTTATAAAGATTGTCTATCGTTGTGCCTGTTCCTAAATCGACGAAATATTGTTGCATATATTCCAAGAGTGGACAACCCATCGTGCTGATGGAAAGCTGACCTGGTATGACTCGCAGCGGAAGATCGCCTTTGGACGATCCATTAACGTTCGTAACGTTTTCATCGTCTGTTTTGTTTCTAAGCATCATAATCGTTGATAACATTGCGTCTTGTTCTGACCCATAATTTAGGCTCTTTATCAAGGTTCCATTTGATCCATAAATTATTGTAGGAACAAACTTAGAAATCTGTCTTTTGACTTTATCGAACGTCATTTTTGGGTCTCCCTTTCCAAAATCCATCGTTTTTACGACAAGATCTGTGGTAGTTAACTTATCTACCACGGGAGGAGCTAATTCTGTCTGCGCTCCGGCTAGCTCATTGAAGGATCGCACTCTGTATCCATAATTTACTCCATTTGTCGTTTCTTCTGGAGGGAGAAATTCTGGTTGAGACTTTTCATATTCATCGACAGTAAGTTTACGTTCACCGGTGGCGACGGCTTGTGGCGCGCGCCGCCCAGGGGGGCCTGGCTTTGGAGGTTTTGGTGGAGCTGTTGTTGTTTTAGTAAATTTTCCTTGAGCCAAGGATTTCATTATTTTATGTTGGTTTCTTCTGTACCTTTTTGTCCAAGAATTTTCGACCTCCACAAAAGTCCCATCTGAAGATCTCATGATGTCATAAGCTTCTTTATGCGCCATCGAAGCTTTATCATAAATGTGAATTCTAAGAATTTTTTTGTATCCTCGTGGTTTAGAAGTTCCGTTTAGCGATGAATTTAGAAGAGCTGCTCCGGCTTGAAACGTGACCAACAAGTCTTCTTCGACGTGTTGTTCAATCGCGGCAGAAGTCTCTAAATAAAAATCGACTGCAGGAAGCGTAAACCCTGCTCCTAATCCTTGATTGTAAAACTGTCTTTTCACAAACTCATCATTTTTTTCTTTAACAACGTTTCCCTTGTCATCAAAAAGGTCGCTAAACCCGAACGCTTTGTGGCGTATGTTTCCAAACTGAGATATTCGAACGATTTCAAGAAATTTTATTAAAGTAAAGTTCTCTCCTTTTTGCTTTACGATCTCTTCTTCGTAATGTTTCGTCAAAAGGGTCATGTCGATAGGAAATTCTCCTATGTTCATGTTAGAAACGAATCCTGCATAATCATTGAAGTTATAGAAAATGACCTGATATTCATCTATGGGTGATGAATCGTTGACGTATGTCGTTGCAGTTGAAAAATAAGTAGCAAACAACCTAGCAAAAGAAACTGCCCCGAACCTTCCATATACACCTGCATCAAGTGATTGACCATTTTTTTCTAGTCCTAGGGTCGGATACAATTTAGAAAGAGGATGAATATAATCTGGTTCGTTGTTAGGTTCAAACTTACTGTTCGTTTTATCTCCTAGATTGACAACTGACCAAAGGTCTAGCTTTTCTGTCTTTTTTAAAGCGCTAAATCTATCTTCTGAAGCTATTTTTGCTGCCGCATCTAAATTTGCCATTGTGCTAGATTTATCGCCTCCTTTAGCAACAGAATAAAGTTCTGACACTAATTGGTTAAATCTTATCACATTTGGATCTGTGCTGCCTTTTAACGCATCATTTATAGATTTTATTTCAGTTTCTAACCCTTTGCTGTCTAGCTGTGGTATCTTTGCCTCTAATGCAGATTTAACCAACACCGAGCCTCGAACATCTCCAGCTCCAGTCCCTAAAAAGCCTTGCAATCCTATACGTTTAGCGATATCTCTTAATTCAGAAATTTTTTCCTGTTGAAATTCTAATGTGGAATTAAACGCAGCACCGCCAGTCGTTTCAGAAACAGTGGATAGCTCATGAGCAAACTTCATGAATAGATTTAGAGTTACCGTGCAAGTTCCATCATCTGTTATGGAAATAGAACTATTCGAGATTCCATATGCTTCTCTCTTCATCATGTTTTGATTGATTAATGAAAAGTATTTATTCTCGTCTGGGTCATTGTTCGATTGGGAAGGAGCTCTCCATCCATAAGTTATCCACAACGTAGCCTTTGAATATAGTCTTGGGTTTAAGAAATCAGCAATCTCAACCAATCTTGATCGATCGAATATCTTTAGTGTTAAAAGTCCTGTTTTGTAAGAAAATCCCAAACCTTGAGAAGTAAGATCAATCTTAAACGATAATATAGAACCGAATGGAACAGTGGAATTAATGACAGGATTGTACCTGGGCGTAGTAAATTGATCATAATCCATGTTGATCAACGTTTGAGGCATTGTAAACATCTCCATTCCTGTAATGGTTATGTCTTCTTTAATTTCAGCGGGTTCAGATTTCAGTTCTGTCGAGCCGGTAGCAGCAGGAGTTTTTCTAGTTTTTTTTGCAGGGTTTTTTCCGCTTGCTGCAGATTTTGATTCTTGTTCAGCATTTGCAATTTGCTTTTTAAGAAATTCTTCTGGGCTCGACGTCAATTTTCTTTTTTCTCTAATCCGCCTGGCTGTGTAACTGTCATAAAGAAACTTGTTTGCCCCTGATTCACCTATGGGTTGAGATCCTAACAAAAACTTTAAAGGTGACATGACATTTAATTCAGCTTCTTGAGCAGTCACTTTTCTTTCTAAAGAAAACATGACATCAAGATAAGGAACTATCTGTGAAGCTACAATTCCAGGAGTGTAATTTAAAAACGTAGAAGTAACGTCACAGTTTCTTAATTTTAGATCTATATCAGGAGTATCGACAAGAATCATCGTCAACGCAGGAAGTTTTTTATTGCTTGGAGAATCACCTAAACATTGTTTCAACAATTCTTGTAAACCGCTCTTTACAGTTACATAATTTGTTTGATCGTATGATGTATATGCAGAAGGGCGAGATCCTCCGCCTGCAGGAGCTGCTGGGGGTGAGGCCGGTGGCGAGGCAGGTTGTGGTGCAGCAGAAGCTGCTTTTCCTTTGGGCTTCGCTGCAGGGGAAGGGGAAGGTTTAGAAGTAACTTCTCCATAAAATTCTAATATTTGCTTATGTGTGTCACCCCCACCGTCGGATTGAATGTTACCATCGAAGTAGTATATTCGTATTTTTTGTGCTACAAACTTTTTTAAAACTTCGCTAGGTTTGTTTTTTTCTTCACCACTGTATAGATTTTTTATTCGTTCCCAAATGGTTTTACCATCAAAGATTCCAGCCGCAGAATCAGGAAAAAGCAATTTCATCAATATTTTATGGTCTTTTGCATCAAATCCGCTGTCACCTATAAATGTTTTTGAATCAGAGTCTGATTGTGTAGAAAAATCAGAATAAAAGTCTTGAATTCGTCCACTTTCTCTTACAATTTCGCTGTACTCTTTAGACATAAAAAATATGAATTATATAATGACAGAAGCTAACGCATTGATGTCAGGTACGTTTATTATTGTACCAGGAGGGACTTGTAAACCCCATCCTATGTCAGATGCAGCCGCAAGAACCCACCAAAATCTTGCATCTTTATAATAAATCGCTGCAAGTTGATCAAGCCGCTGGTTTTCTGATAACGTTATTGTTTCGACGATGGGTATGACTCCTAAACTAATTGCAGAACGAACGACGGACATCGATCTTGAGGTTCCGTATTGGTAATTAAAACCTAGCTTATCGTCATTCCTGTATCGACTAAAAATCGCCATTATTCATCACCTCATCCACTGGTTTTTGGTGGTGCAGTATTCAATGCATTTCCTACCGGATATATTGGAGCTCTATTGTAACCCATGTGATCAATTCCTGGTGTGATGTCATGTATCGGAGAAAATGATATTGAAACTTTACACATCTTTGGAGCTGTGTAACCAGGAGCGATCTCCCAGGTCGTCTGGTTATACCAATCAAAATTCATCGACTCAATGACGCCTGCAAGTCCTTTTCCTGAAGCTGATTCAAAAGATTTAATGATCACGTTGTTTTTTGGATCCAAAAAAGTCTCAACTGCTTTAAAAAATTTAAAAGCTTCATCTTTTGGGTCCGCGATGGGGGTTACGAGTTTTTTATTTTCAAATTCGCCTCGGGCCACAACTAACTGTTTTGGGTCAATC